ATAGCCGATTGAACTACCAGTCTTGGCTCGGGTATCCGCATCCAAGATACGGGTACGGTGCAATGTACAAAGGGTTCATGGAACATGTACCGGCAGACATCACGTTACACGAACACGCCGATGTGATGGTGAACATGATGCAGCCATACCAGATAAAAACCTTTTACAAAAACCAGCATCGAGCCTGTTTTACGATGTGGGAATCAAGCGAACTGAACCAACAGCAAAAAGACTGGTGCAACGTTTATGACCAGATCATCGTACCCTGTAACCATAATGTTGAACTGTTCTCCCGCTATCACGACAACGTGCATCTCGTACCGTTAGGGGTTGACAAAAACATTTGGAAGCCACGCAAACGGGAACCAAACAAACGGTTCAGGTTCCATGCTGGTGGTTCACAATGGTTACGCAAAGGTTTAGATATCGTGTTTGAGGCGTTCAAACTTGCTGACCTTGACGCCGAACTACATTTGAAACCGAACCCTGAAGCGTACGGTGTACCCGATCTTGTTTTACCTGACAACGTGTTCATGCACAGGAAATGGTTTACCGAAGAAGAAACCTTAGACTATTTTACGAAAGCCGACTGTTTCATTGCTGTGACCAGAGGCGAAGGTTTCGGGCTGATGCCGTTGCAGGCTATGGCTATGGGTATCCCTACGATCATCAACGATTCGACAGGGCAAAAAGATTTCGCCTACCTGTCACCAATCGTGTTGGGATACAAGCGAACCCCCGCAACATACAACATCTATACCGGCATGTGGGATCAGTCCGACCCGAAAGAGTTGGCTGAAGCGATGCGAGAAATGTACAACAACCATCACCGCTATTTGGATCATGCCAAAAAAATGTTGCCGAAAGTACACGAATGGTCATGGGAGAAAGCGGCCCGCAAACTTGCCGACACCCTACCTGTAGGCAAAATGTTGACGGCAGTAGAATCCGAAACAGCGACCCTTTGGCATAACGTCATATTGAACCGAACGGTCCAATGCGATATAGCAGGCAAAAGTTACTTCTTCAAAAAAGGGGTTCCATTGCGTGTACCTGAAGGTGTCGTCAATGTAGTATTGGCGTCAGGTTATGTTGAATCGTATACCGTGGAGGTGGCATGAAAAAGAAAGCATTTTGGGATACTAAAAACCCGAACAAGAAATCTAAACCGTTGACACCAAAAAAGAAGGCTGCCGCTAAACGTCGTGCAGCCTCAGCAGGCAGACCATACCCGAACCTTGTCGATAACGCTTGGGCTAAACGCAATGGCTAAAACACCGGCATGGCAACGCAAAGAAGGCAAGAACCCTAAAGGCGGGTTGAACGCTAAAGGTCGTGCCTCATACAAGGGTGGCACTTTGAAACCGCCTGTTAAGTCTGGTGACAATCCTCGTCGAGCGTCTTTCTTGGCTCGTATGGGCAACATGCCTGGCCCTGAAAGAGATGAGAAAGGTAAACCTACACGCCTGCTATTATCGTTGCAGGCTTGGGGTGCTTCGTCTAAAGCGGATGCACGTAGCAAGGCTAAAGCAATATCGGCACGAAACAAAAGGAAGAAGTAATGCCTCTACCTAAGAACAAGAAATCTTCTGTCAAAGGCGCACCTGCAAAAGAGTATCGCCCTGCGCCGAAAGCAAAGAAAGGTAAGCGCACCATGAAAACTTCAGCGAAAGCACAAGCAGGTTCGTTTCCAGGATACGGGAGTTACACTTACTAGATGACGACAGTAGCGACAGTCCTCAATCGGGCTAGTCGTCAAATGTTGGGAGGGGTCGTTGAAGAACGCAACAAACTGGCGACAAGCATTGACGGCGATGACACGTCTGTTGTCGCCTCTTACGATCTTGGCGGGCTTCGTGCTGGTTCTGTATTTGAAATCGAATCCGAACTTTTCTACGTTTGGGAAGCAACACCGGCGTCAAAGACGCTCACGGTTGAACGGGGTTACGGCGGCTCGACGGCGACATCCCACACATCAGGGGCGATAATCACCCTTCAGCCACGGTTCCCTCGTGCGCAAATGTTTGATGCTGTCAACGCTGAACTTGATGATTTGTCGTCTACAGCGAACGGTTTGTTTCGTGTTGTTACAACCGATCTGACATACAACGGTTCTGACCGCCAGTTGAACATCGCTTCTTCGGGGTCAATTATCGAGTTGTTGGATGTTCGTTTACGATATTTGGCTGACGATTTCCCTGTGATTCATGGTGTGCGTTTGCAGACAGGTTTACCTACAACAGATTTTGCTTCAGGGAACACTATCGTTTTTGATGAACCTGTTATGGCTGGCACGATCCGTGTGCGCTACAAGGCACCGTTTGTTCGTGCAACCGCAGAGTCATCGGATTTAACTACGAACTGTTTTTTGCCGACAACCTGTGACGACATTGTTGAAATGGGTGTCGTGTTGCGTTTGATGGCTGGTCGTGAAATTAAACGAAACTTCACAGAATCACAAGGCGATACTCGTCGAGCAGATGAGGTGCCTGTTGGTGCGGTGTTGGGTTCGGTTGCGAACATTCAACGTTTACGCCGTGAACGTGTCATCGCTGAAGCGGCACGTCTAAAAGCACAGTATCCGATCAAGTTCAGGAAGTAGCCTGTGGCTACGCTGTTGCGTTTCAAAGACGCTTTCAAACCTGCGTCAAGTTTTTACACCGGTACAGGGGCCACACAACTTGTACCAGATGTTTTCCCTATAGCGATCAACGGTCGCCCGTACATGTTGGATATGAAAACGGGGCAGTTCACAAGACAGTATGATGCCCGTGTTCGTGATTCGGTTGACCAGTCAACTGAACCTGGTGAGTCGGCGTTAAACCCGCAAGGTTTGTGGCGTCGTTCCCAATCGTCTTGGCATTATGGTGCCGGTCAACAGTATTCGGATACGGCTGACGCCGAATCGTACAGGTTCTATTCAAGCAAAGGTGTTGATCCGTGGACTCGTGGCAGGTTGTCGCTTTTGCGTGACACCACGAACGTTTACCCGACTGCTGGCACGAACCTGTATGCGGTTACGGCTGATGGTCGTTTGTATGGCACCGATGGACAGAACGTAAAATACACAACAGATTTTGTGACGGTGACAACGGTGACTGGTACGGCGGCATCGAATTTGTATTCAATCACATCTGATGGGTACAACGTGTTCTATTCGTATGCTAACGGTGACATTGACCAAACGAACGCAGGTGTTTCTACTTCGTCGGCGTACATCACCGGTATTGAGGCTGGTGTTTTGGAGTATGTACGTGGTCGGTTGATGGTCGCTGGGCAGGGTGTGGACAAACGCAAAATTTGGAACATTACTACCGCGGCAGGTTCGTCAGCGAACAACCCGACTGCGTTGTATACGCACCCAAACACGAACTGGACTTGGGTGGGTTTTGCTGCTGGACAAAATTACATCTATTGCGCAGGCTACGCAGGGAACACAAGCATCATTTACAAGACACAGATCAAAGCCGATGGCACGTCGCTTGACATTCCGACTGCTGCGGCAGAACTGCCACTTGGCGAAATTGTCCAATCCATTTACGGTTATCTCGGTTACATTATTCTCGGCACCACTACAGGGTTCCGTTTTTGTTCAACAGATACCGATGGCAACCTCACGGTCGGACCGCTCGTAGAGACTGGTGCTTCGGTTGGGGCGATGGCTGGTATCGGCAAATATGTTTACTTCTCGTGGTCAAACTTTGATGCGACTTCGACTGGTATCGGGCGTATGGATGTGTCGGTGTTTATTTCCCCGAACCAGCCTGCTTACGCAGCCGATCTGATGGCAACCGCGCAAGGTACGGTGCAGTCAATACATGAGTTCCAAAACGATGTACTGTTCACGGTGTCTGGTGTCGGAGTGTTTCAACCGCACACCACGAACCTTGTGTCGTCTGGTTATCTGCGTTCAGGTATATATCGTTGGGGTGTTCCTGACGCCAAGTTTATTCCGAAACTTGATCTCAGATGTTTGCCGTTGGCTGGTTCGGTTACTGTATCGGTTGCTTCTGACGGTGGCGATTTCTACGATTTTGCTACGTTTTCGACGGTTAACGCTAAAGAGAAAACGTTTGATGGTTTAGAGGACAAGATTTTTGAGGCAGAAATCAAGGTTACTCTGGCTCGTGATGCTGTTGGTACAGCAGGCCCGACTTTGACCCGTTGGATGGCTAGGGCTTATGCGGCGCCTTTGCGTTCCCAAATTTTCTCGGTACCTATAATTATGCACCACAAACTGAACATTCAAGGTCGGGAATACTGGCAGGATGTGGACATCGAATTAGGGTATTTGAGGGATTTGGTGGACAACCCCCGTGTCGTCACCTACCAGGAAAACACCGAAACTTTTGCTGTGGTGGTTGAGAACGTACAGATGCAAATACAGCAGTTGTCGTACGCCCACAAAGAAAACGACCATGAGGGTACTGCTATTGTGGTGATGCGTTCTGTAAGGTAGTGATATGATCGGAGTTCAATGGCAGCGGTAACACGTAGACAATATAAAGGTGCGGCGGCACAGACGACGATCACTAACGCTTTGGCGTCTGGTGACACGTCTGCGACTTTGGCTGCGACAACAGGTTGGCCTTCTACTGCGGGTGTACCGTTTTATGTTGTTATAAGTCCTGGTACTGCTTCTGAGGAGAAGTGTTCGGCGACTATTTCTGGTTCTGTGTTGACGTTGACTCGTGCGCAGGATGACACTACGGCGCAGTCTCATGCTTCGGGTGCGACGATCTATCCGGTGTTCACGGCTGATGAGGCTGATGAGGCGAACTTGTTTGCGTCGACGATGACTACTCGTGGTGATTTGTTGACGATGGGTTCTGGTCCTACGGTTGCCCGTATTCCTATCGGTACTTCGGGTTATGTGCTAACTTCTGATGGTACTGATGCTGCTTGGGCTGTTTTGCCTGCTAGTGGTGTTACTGGTGACAGCGACCAGTTGGTTTTAGGTTCACAAGTATTTAGTTAAAGGAAAACAATGGCAACATTCACTAAACAGATTCTCTCAGGTAGCACAGACGGCAAAGCGATTAAGGTTGCTGCTACTGCTACTGCTGGCACAACGATTCATACTGGTTCAACCACGACCACCACCCTTGATGAGGTTTGGATTTACGCAGTAAACAGTTCTGCATCGTCAGTCAAATTGACGATTGAGTGGGGCGAGGCTACTGCACCTGATGGAAATATCGAGGTTACTGTTCAGCCTGAGGCTGGTTTGGTGACTGTGATCCCTGGTTTGTTGATTAAAGGTAATGCGACTGCGCTTGTTGTTAAGGCTTTTGCTGCGACTGCGAATGTGATTTGTATTCACGGTTTCGTTAATCAGATTACGGTTTAACTATGCCGAACAGGCGTGAACTTGGTTATGTAAGTGCTGGAAGTGTACCGACAGTAACTATTCTTGTTAATGCACTTGCTGTTGATTACCTTGTTGTAGGTGGC